AAAGGCTCTGAAGAAGATGAAATCTAAACCTATCACACGTCTTTCCCACCTAACTGAAGAAGAATATGCAGAATTCTACAAACAGTGGGAAAGTGGAGAGAGTTTTAGAACTATTGCAGACAGAATGTCGGAGAAATTAGGCTTTAGAGTGTCTAAAAATCTCCCAGCTAGATATTTTCCCAAGGGATTGGAGATTCATAAACATATTCCCATCACAGAAGACGACAGAAAGAGATATGCTGAGGCTGATGAGCGAATAAAAATAAATTATCACAAGAAAAGACGCATTCCCACCAACAGACGCATACGACCTAATGCTAGAAACAAAGTGGCAGAGGTGCAGAACATTCAGGGACAAGGGAAAGTTTATAAACAGGACATTATTGAAGATATAGATGTATTATTCTCTCCTAACAAAGGACCACAAACAAGATTTTTAGCAGCTCCAGAGGATGATGTGTTATTTGGTGGAGCAGCAGGAGGAGGAAAGAGTGTAGCCCTTATAGTTGATCCTCTTCGTTACATTGATAAGAGTGGTCATAGAGTGTTGATAATGAGACGTACATTCAGAGAGCTAAGACAGCTCATTGACTTGTCTCGTCAGTTATACACACAAGCATTCAGTGGAGCTAGATATAAAGAGGGGGATAAGATATGGACATTCCCTAGTGGTGCTAAGGTGGAGTTTGGGTATTTAGAAAAAGAGGGAGACGTCTATCAATACCAAGGAAATGATTATACATATATTGCATTTGATGAACTAACACAGCTCCCAACAGAGTTCCCTTGGTCCTATTTATTCTCTCGTCTTCGTACTCCTGATCCATCCATAATCACATACGCAAGAGCCTCAGCCAACCCAGGTGGTGTGGGGAATGACTGGGTGAGAAAGAGATATATAGAGCCTTCTCCTCCTGGAGAAAGTTTCACTGGTCCTGATGGACTAACAAGAAGATTTATTCCTTCCTTCCTTTCTGACAATCCCTATTTAACAAGGGATGGAAAGTATGAAAGGATGCTACAGAGCTTGCCTCCAATAGAAAGAAAGAGACTCTTAGAAGGAGATTGGTGGGCAGTGGAAGGGAGTGCATTCCCTGAGTTTAGATTGGATACACATGTTGTTTCTCCCTTTGATATTCCAAGAAGCTGGAAAAGATTTAGAGCTATTGACTATGGATATTCAGCTCCAGCATGTTGTTTGTGGATGGCTATTTCTCCTGAAGATGGAACAGTGATAGTTTATAGGGAGCTTTATCAAAAAGGATTGGTGGCAGAAACACTAGCAGAAAAGATATTAGAAATGGAAATGGATGATGTTCCCATGAATGGAGTTATTGATGGAGCTGTATTCAACAGAGTTGGATATAACAACACAGTGGGACAGATAGTTAATTCATTTGGATTAAAATTAAGATCAGCCAATAAGGACAGGAAAGCAGGAAAGCAACAAATACATTCAAGGCTAGCACAGAGAGATGGAAAAAGGCCAGGTGTACAGATATTTGAGACATGCCCTAATTTAATTAGAGAGATGCAAGGCATCCCTGTTTCAAAGAAAGACCCAGAGGATGTTGATACAACAGCTTCAGATCATGCATATGATGCACTTAGGTATGGATTGATGTCTGTACAACCACTCCCAACAAGACAGGAATTATTTTATGATACAAAACGAGAAGCTTATTCAAGTGGATACCGCCCCTCCGACCCCTTCTTTGGATACTGATGTAGTATTTGAAGTTGAGTCTAAGTTTCATGCTGCTAAGACAGCACGACGAGAACATGAAGAAAGGTGGGCCACTGCCTATCACAACTATCGTGGTAAGTATGATAAGAATGTAGCCTTCCGCGAGAATGAGAAGAGCAGAGCATTTATTAAAATAACTAAAACAAAAGTGTTGGCTGCTTATGGGCAGATGATTGATGCTCTGTTTGCTAGTGGTAAACTCCCGCTGTCTGTCTCTAAAACAGAAGTGGCTAAGACTAAAATTGCTAATGCTGTAGAAACTGAGATGTCTCCTGTTCCCTCTCCTCCTCCTTCCCCTTCATTTGGTGTTGGATGGAAAGGAGACGGCAGGGACGGATTAAGCCCCATGAATGCCCCTCAGCCCCCCACCCCTGGCCTTGGTATGCCTCAAGGCCCACAAGGGCCTTCTACCCCCCTTAATGCCCCGTCTAGCCCCCCTATGGAGGGAGAGGAAGAGAATGTAGAGGACAGTGCTAGGGAAGCAGCTAAAGAAATGGAGCGTCTCATCCATGATCAATTGGATGCTTCCAACTCTAAGAAAGTGATTAGGGATGCTATGTTTGAATCCATCCTTCTTGGCACTGGAGTTGTTAAAGGCCCGTTCACTACAGTGAAGACAATCAACTCTTGGGTTGATGGAGAACTACAGCAAGAAGAAGTTAGTTTTCCTTACATTGAGTTCTGTAGTTTGTGGAACTACTATCCCGATCCTGATGCTAATTTTAGTGGAGACGTTGAGTGGAGTGTACAGAGACACAAGCTGTCTCGTAGTCAGATGATTGACTTAGCCTCTAATAAAATGTTTAACAAAGAAGTTATTAGGGAAGTGGTGAAGGGAGGTGGTAATTATCAGAATCGAGACTTTGAGAATGAAGTGCAGATGGAAGATCAGAGTATTGGGATTGATGGAAGTGAGAGATGGGAGGTGTTGGAATACTGGGGTCCAGCTCCAATTAAAGAAGGAGATGATGCTCTAACATCTACACAGATTAATGCTTGGGTGTGTGGTGGTAAGTTGATTAGATTGAATCAAAATCCTTTCACTCCATATCGTATCCCTTATTTAGTTTTCCCATTTGAAAAGAATCCCTATAGTTTGTTTGGTGTTGGTGTTGCTGAGAACATGGATGATTTTCAAAAGCTAATGAATGGTACTACACGGATGGCTATTGATAATGCTGCTCTCTCTGGTGACTTAGTGTTTGATATTGATGAGAGTGCTCTAGCCCCTGGACAAGACTACACCATCTATCCTGGTAAGAAATTTATTCGACAGTCTGGAATGCCTGGACAAGCTGTACATGGTATTACATTCCCTAACACATCACAGCAGAACATGATGATGTTTGATAGGTGGAGACAGTTGGCTGATGAAGCTACTGGCATTCCTAGCTACAGTCATGGTAATACAGGTGTTACAGGAATGACTCGTACTGCTAGTGGGATGTCAATGCTCATGTCTGCTTCTTCTCTTAACATTAAGACAGCGATTAAGAACATTGATGACTTTCTATTAGAGCCTCTAGGTAGGAGTATGTTTTATTGGAACATGCAATTCTATGAAGGTGATTTGGAAATCACTGGTGATTTGGAAATAAAGGCTACAGGTAGTCAAAGCCTAGTTCAGAAAGAAGTGAAGAGTCAACGTCTTCTGTCATTCCTTCAATTGGCTTCCAATCCTCAAATTGCTCCTATGGTGAATATGAGAAATTTAATTAAAGAGATTGCATACACAATGGAACTGAATACAGATGGCATATTGAATGACATGGAGCAAGCAGAAGAACAAGCTCGTATTGTTGGTATGCAAAATCAAATGGCTCAACAGCAAGAAGCTATGATGGGAGGAATTACAGGGAATGGAAATGCAACTATAGGAACTGGATCAGTGCCACAGCCAGGAGAGGAAGAGTTTGCTGCTAATCAACCTCCTCTTGACATGCCCCCACAATAATGGTATAATAGCATGGAAGATAAAGAATATAAAAAATTACAAGAGATGTTAAGAACTAATTGGACCCTTATAGATAAGCTACTCCAAGAAGCTACTAACAGATCGTTAAATACAATTATTCATTCTGACACTCCCTCCATAATTAATGAGGAAAGAGGGAAGTTGAAAGTGATTAATTATATTAGAAGCATCGTTAAATAGACAGCCACCCTGTGATAGGCACTGTCGAACATATTAAAAAATGTTCAGCCACCTTGTTATCAAGCCCTGAAAAGAGAGGAATATTATGACCGAACAAGTAGAAAGCGACTCTGGATTGTTTACGTTGGCCCAATCTAAAGAAGTGGAAAGTGTTGTAGACACTGGATTTATTCCGAGTTCTTCCACTGAGAGCGACACCCAACAGCATGAGGGAGAAGGCTCTGCTCCGCATCAGACAACGGATTATAAGAAGCGGTATGATGATCTTAAGCGACATTATGACACTACGCTTAATGCGCATAAGCAAGAGATGGAACGTATTAAAGAACAAACTCGTTCTCAATACACTCCACCTAAGAGTGTCGAAGAGCTGGAATCTTTTAGAAAAGAGAACCCAGACTTGTACAATGTTGTAGAATCAGTTGCACACTTGAATGCAGATAGGCAACTAAAAGAAGTGCAGAAGAGGATTTCTGAGCTGGAGAAAGAAAAACGTTCAGCTCTTCGGGATGTAGAGATGGCAAAGCTACGCAAGTCTCACCCTGATGTTGATGAGATTAAAGGGAGTGATGAGTTTAAGCAATGGGCATCTGTACAACCTAGGGAAGTTCAGTCTTGGCTATTCCAGAAAGTTGACAGCAATCTTGCATCGAGAGCACTAGATTTATTTAAGGCTGATATTCGTTCGGTGAACAAACAGCGAAGTGATTATAAAGAAGAAATTAAAGCAGCTTCTGCTCCAGTTAAAGCTCATGGTAGTGTAGATGTTGAGGAGAAGGAAGTTGATATTTCTATTGAATCACTTAAAAAGATGCCTCTTGAAGAATATGAAAAACATCGAGATCGCATCTATAAACAAATAGGATTAAAAACAAGGTAATAAATCATGGCATGGCAAAACCCCACAGTAGGTAACTTTGATACAGATGTTAGTGGACAGACTAACTCTTTCTGGTTGCCTGAAATCTATAGCAAGAATGTACAGGTGGCTTTTCGTAAGTCTAATGTATGTCAGGCTATCACTAACACCGACTACTTCGGTGAGATTTCACAGTTTGGTGACACTGTAAATATCATCAAAGAACCGCAAATCACTGTGTCTGCATATCTGCGTGGTGCCACTTCCCTCACTCCCACTGTTATCACTGATGAAGAGTTGGTGCTAACCCTCGATCAGGCTAATGCCTTTGAGTTCTATGTGGATGATTTGGAAGAGCGCTTCTCGCATGTAAGTTGGCAGAGCTTGGCTGCTGATAATGCTGGCTATCAATTGTCTGATGCAATGGATGTTAATGTGCTGACGGCTATGAAGGCTGGTGTTGCTGCTGCAATGACTCTTGGTGCTGATGCGGCTGTAACTGCTGGTAATGATCCTGATCCTGCTGGCTCGATTGACTTGAGTAATGATGGCTCGTCTGTCTCTCCTGTTAATGCTATGGCTCGTTGTGCTCGTATCTTGGATGAGAACAATGTCCCATCTACCGATCGCTGGTTCTTGGCTACTCCTGACTTCTATGAAAGCTTGGCCGATGTGGATAGTAAGTTGATGTCCACCGACTATAATGCTGGAATGGGTTCGTTGCGTAATGGCCTTGTTCAGGAAGGCATGGTGCGAGGATTTACTATGTATGTAACTAACAACATGCCCGCTGCAACTACGGCTGGTGGTAGTTTTATGTATGGTCATCGCAGTGCTGTAGCTACTGCTGAAGCTCTCACCAAAACGGAAACTCTCCGTTCCACCGCTTCATTCCGTGACATCGTTCGTGGTTTGCATGTGTTTGGACGTAGTGTTCTTCGTGATAATGCTTACGGTATTGGGTATTACACTGTAGGCTAATTGATTGAGGGGGAGCATAGCCTCCCCTTCTATTCATTAGGAGAAGACTAATTAGTACATCAACTTATTTATCAGTTACTAATGAAATACTCAGAGAGCTGAATGAAGTTGTGCTGACTGAGTCTAACTTCGCAAACGCAACTAACATACAAGCCTATGTAAAAGATTGTGTTAATACGGCGCTTCATGATATTAACAGTGAACATTATAAGTGGCCGTTCTTATCTGCTGATTCTAGTGAGGAGCCACATCTAGGAAATGTTGTTATCGACTCTGAGGAAGGTGTTCGTTGGTATCTTATTAAAACTGGCAGTGTTAATAGTGATGGGGATTATGGCTATGTCGATTGGGATAGTGTTGTCCTTACTACTTATGGTGTAGATGGAGAGGAGTCTCCTTTTCTAGTTAAGAATTTAAAACCAATCACATTAACTGATTGGCAAAAGAAGTTTTCAAACTGGGAAGCATCAGATGCTTTAAACAATTCATCTTATGGAATCCCAACATATGTAATCAAAAACAGAGATGGTAGGATGTTAGGACTATCTCCAATTCCAGACAAGGCATATAAAATCTATTTCTTTGCTTATAATCAAATGCCTTTGGTTAGTAGCTTTGATGATGTCTTTCCTTTTCAAGAACAATATATTCCTGTATTAAAATCAAGAGTTAGATATTACGCTTGGCAATTCAAAGAGAATCCTAATCAGTCTCAGCTAGCACTACGAGATTGGAATGACGGGGTTAGGAGAATGAGAGAGCAGTTGTTAGAAGAAAAACCTGCTAAGGAGTTTACAGATAGTAGAGTGAGATATGTCTAATGGGACAAGTTAATGCTGCTCAGGTTAATTGCTCAGGTGGATTGGATTTAGTTTCCACCATCCAAGAGATGTTTCAAACTCCTGGAGCTGCAAGAGAGCTTATAAACTTTGAGCCATCACAGACATCTGGGTATAGGCAGATAAATGGGTATGAGAGGTTTGGCTCTCAACCTAATGGAACAAGCCCAGTGTTAGGGGTTTTTCCTTATGCTGATGGAGTTGTTGCTTGTGTAGGAGAGAATATCTATTTCTCAACTGATGGAGATACATGGCTAACTATGAATGTATCTGTAACAGACGCTCTTGAAGCCACACTAACTGCTGCCACTCCTATTGCTAGAGTTAATCAAGGCAAGTGTAACTTTGTAACATATAACGGCAATACTCCCTATGGAGAGCTTATAGTTCTTGATGGGGTGAATAATATGTGGTATATTAAGATTGTTGGCACTGGTGTTAGTAGAGAGTACACATGCCAACAGATTACATCAGGAAGTATTAAACCACTGTGGGCTGAAGTTTATAAAGAAAGGCTTATTGTAGCTGGTGATTCTTCATACCCAGCCACTATGTTCTGGTCAGATGCTTATGATCCAACTACATTCACTGGTGGTACATCTGGAAGTATTAAGTTTTTAGATAAGATAGAGTGTGTAAAGGTTTGGAGAGACAGTTTATTTGCTCTAGGAAGAAACACTATTAGTCAAGTTGGTGGATCATTTGTTGCAGGAGTGGAGCCAGCTAATGTAGAAGTTAAGAATGTCTCTAGGAATATTGGATGTATTAGTGGATGGAGTGTACAAGAGGCTGGTGGTGATGTACTGTGGTTGGCCCCCGATGGAATAAGAACCCTTTCTGGTACATCCAAGATTGATGACATTGAGATGGGAACTATTAGCAGACCAATCAATCCTATCATTCAAAATATTATTGCAAGCGCCAGCACACTTAATATTAGTTCATTAATTATCAGAGCTAAGAATCAATATAGACTCTTCTACACTGTTGAGGGAGTTGCTCAACCAGAGCAACGTGGCATCATTGGAACATTTAAGATGGGCCAGAATGGAAGTGGATGGGAGTGGGCTGAAACTCAGGGAAT